CTGTTAATAAGTAAACATACATTATATTATGTATATGTCCACGAATGTGTAGATATACAATAACTTATATATTAATATTAGGAGCTCATAATGTCAGAACGCAGTAAACTAGAACAGGTTTTAGAATTCCTACTTGCTGAAGATAACGAGCGTGCCGAAGAGCTACTTCACGAATATGTCGTTGAAACTGCTCGAGCAGAGTACGAACGTATTTTAGACGAAGATGAAGTAGTTGAAGAAACAACCGAAGACGACGAAACAGTCGAAGAAGCAGAAGAATCAGAAGAAGAAGCAGTTGAAGAGGCTGAAGAATCAGAAGAAGAGGCTGTTGAAGAAATGATAGACCAAGCAGATCCAGAACAAGATTTTGTTTCAGATGTTGAAGAAGCAGATGAAGAAATCGAATCTGATGAAATTGGTGAAGTAGATGGTGACGAAGACGGCGAAGAAGGTGACGAAGATTTAGAAGATAAAGTCGATGACTTAGAATCTGAATTAGAAGACCTTAGAGCTGAATTTGAAAAACTACTTTCAGATGAAGACAAAGGCGACGACGAAGAAATGGACATGGACGAACCAATGGACATGGACATGGACGAACCAGAAATGGAAGAAGAGTCAGTCGAATACGATTTAGATGAAGAAGTTGTTGAAGAAGAAGACGAAGTTGTTGAAGAAGCAACTAAGTTATCTGACAACGTTGCAGAACCAAAAGGTGGCGACGCAGACAACAACGAATCACCATTAACAAAAAAGCCAGCAGGTACTAAAGTTGAAGGCGCAGGGGAACCTGTAGCAGTCAAAGACGGCGGTGAAGGTGCTAAAGGTGAAGGTGCTAAAGACCATACACCTACGGACAACATCAAAGTTGAACCTAAAAAGGCTTAATTGAGTTTACTAGGAGTTTTTAACGGTGCGTAAATTATACGAATACTTAGGTCCAGAACAAAGTGGCATCCAAATTATGGAAGGCAACGATGGGAAAGACTTATTCATGCAAGGATTGTTCATTCAAGGTGATGTGAAGAACCAGAATGGACGAGTTTATCCAAAGGATGAGATTCAACGTGCTGTTGAAAACGTCACTAGTAGATTACAAGGTGGTGAAACTGTGATGGGAGAATTAGACCATCCAGAAGAGTTACAAATTAACCTAGACAGAGTAAGTCATATCATTACAGAAATGCAATGCGATGGCTCAAATGGTTTAGGTAAGTTGAAAATAATTGATACACCAATGGGGAACATTGCAAAGGCTTTACTTAAGGCAGGTGCAAAACTTGGAGTATCCAGCAGAGGGAGTGGTAACGTAAACGAAAGCGGTAAAGTTTCCGATTTTGATATCGTTACTGTTGATATAGTCGCCCAACCAAGTGCCCCGGATGCCTATCCAAAGACCATTTATGAGTCTTTGTTTAACATGAGAGGTGGTAGCATGATATATGATATTGCCCAGGACTATACACATAACAACGCAAATGCAGAAAAGCATTTAAGTAAACAAATCATTAATTTTATTAATGAGCTAAAATTGAGGTAGGAGACTACTATGGCAGTAAATTTTAAAGACCTTATCGAGTCTAGCGATATTAACGAAGAAGTTCGTGAAAGTATCGTTGAGGCCTGGGAAAGTCGTCTTGCCGAAGCCCGTGAGGAACTTACAGCAGAATTAAGAGAAGAGTTTGCTCAAAGATATGAGCATGACAAAGGCTTAATTGTTGAAGCAGTTGATGGGTTTATCAAAGAAAGAGTTGAGGCAGAAATGGCTGAACTTGCTGAAGATAAACAGAAAGTCGCTGAAGAAAGAGTTGCTTACAAAATGGCTGTTAGCGAACATGCTAAAAAACTAGAAAAATTTGTCGCTGAGCAATTAGCAAAAGAAGTTAAAGAGTTAAGAGCAGACAGAACTAACGTTCAAGAACATGTTACTAAACTTGATAACTTTGTTGTTGAGCAATTAGCAGGTGAACTTAAAGAGTTCCATGAAGACAAACAAGCACTAGTTGAGCAGAAAGTGAAAATGGTTAGAGAAGGCAAAAAACAACTTGCTGAATCTAAAGCAGATTTCATTAAGAAAGCCGCTGACAAGGTCGAAACAGTTGTCAACAAGATTGTCAAAGAGAATGTTGCACAATTTAAAGACGATATCACAGCCGCAAGAGAAAACGATTTCGGTCGTAGAATATTTGAATCATTTGCAAATGAATATCGTTCAAGTTACTTGAATGAATCTTCAGATGTAAAAGATTTAGAAAAACAAATTGCTGAAGTTAAAAAACAACTTGAAGAAAGTAAAGCAGTTGCAGAAGCGAAAGCAGATGAAACTAAACTTACTGAAAGCAAGTTGAGAATAGCAGAAGACAAGTATGCTCGTAAAGAACAACTTGACACTTTGTTAAAGCCTTTAGCAAAAGGAAAGAAAGAAATTATGGTTGACCTTCTTGAAAGTGTTAAAACAGAAAACTTAGAGAAGCAATTTAACAAATATCTTCCTAGTGTTTTAGACGGCGAAACACTTAAAGAGGATCGTAAACCATTAACAGAATCAGTGACAAAAGAACACACTGGTAATAAAGATGTTCAGCCTTCAACTGAAGATGAGCAGACGGTCGTCGAAATAGACGAAATCCGTAAATTAGCCGGACTTTCAAATTAGGAGAAACAAAATGGCAGAATTATTTGAAAGCAATTGGTCAGCAACTAAGGATGCACTACTTGAGGGTTTAAGTGGTTCAAGAAAAAGTACACTTGACGTGGTCCTTGAAAATAGCAAAAGATATCTTCAGGAATCATCCACAGCGGGTGCAACACAGGCTGGCAACATTGCTACATTAAATAAAGTAATGTTACCTTTGATTAGAAGGGTTATGCCTTCAGTCATTGCTAACGAACTTGTAGGGGTACAACCTATGAGTGGTCCAGTAGGACAAATTCACACATTGAGAGTGAGATATGCACAAGCGGCGTCAGGCGTTAACCCTGGTGACGAAGCATTATCACCGTTCAAGATTGCAAATTCATACTCAGGTTCACCTGATGCTACAGCGGCTTCAGAAGGAACTGCGGGTAACAAAATGAGTATCCAAATCTTGAAACAAACTGTTGAAGCGAAAACAAGACGTTTAAGTGCTAGATGGACATTTGAGTCAGCTCAAGATGCCGAAGCAATGCACGGACTTGACGTTGAAGCAGAAATCATGCAGGCTCTAGCACAAGAGATCGTTGTAGAGATTGACCAAGAAATTATTGGTTCTCTTAGAACACTCGCTGGAACAGGTACAGCTCTTGATTTTAACAGCATTAGCACAGACTACAAACCAGCATACGTTGGTGACAGACATGCGTTATTGGCTATTGAGATTAACAGAGCGGCAAACAGAATCGCGGCAAGAACAAGACGTGGTGCTGGTAACTATATTGTTGTTTCACCAGAAGCATTAACAATTTTACAATCAGCGTCTACTTCTACTTTTGCTAGAACAACTGAAGGTTCTTTCGAAGCACCTACTAACACAAAACTTGCTGGTGTCCTTAACGGATCTATCAAAGTTTTTGTTGACAGTTATGCGGCTGACGGTACTAAAGTACTTGTTGGTTACAAAGGTTCAAGCGAAACTGATGCACCTGCATTCTATTGCCCATACATTCCATTAATGAGCACAGGCCCAGTTATGGATCCAAGCACATTTGAACCAGTAGTAAGTTTTATGACTAGATATGGTTATATCGAACTTACAAATACTGCTTCATCTCTTGGTAATGCGGCAGACTACGTTGACGCAATTACATTGTCAAACGTTGCATTCCAGTAAGAA